AGATTTTCTGTTACTGCAGATTTTTGATCCTTTATATCCTTTAAAGTTTTGCTTAATTCTTTTATTTCATTGTCTAATTTGACCCAATGTTTTATTTGACTTTTGAAAGTATCCATGTATATCATAAAGACGCTATTTTTATTTTGACATTTGAATTATCTTTTTTACATTAAAACATATATACACACACAAGCACAAAATAACAAAAATAATCAAAAACAACAATATCACACACAACAATGCTATATATACAAACGTTTGCATGTCCATTATTGCTGTACGTGCAAGTGATTTCATTATTTCAATACACTCTTTTTTAAATGATTCCTGTTTGCATAATTGTAAGCATTCATAAACAAATTTATCTTTTAATGACATGTCATATATTATATATTGATATTATATTTTCGTTACGATATGATTTTTATTGTATATGGAATGAGAAATGAAGATTCATTGTGTTAGTGATCATATTACAAAATTGACATTGAATAATCCAGGAAGATTGCAAGGTGGATCATACTTTAGCAAAATCAGTATTAACAATAATCCATTGTATTTAAAAATAGAAAATCATTACACATATAGTGGTATCCAGCACACAGAGAAGAAATCCTATCTTGATATCGTATTTGACAATGATTCATTGGAATACATTAAATGGTTTTACAACTTAGAAGAGTTGATAAAACACGAAATTCGAAAGAATAATAAAGAATGGTTCAGTACTAATATAGATGATTCTGATATTGATTACTTCTACAATTCCTGTTTGAAAAATACACAAACATGTGTTTTAATGAGAACTCATATTCAATACAAAAATAATCAGCTATGTTGTTCTGTCTTTGACGAAAATAAAACGATAACATCATTGGATTCAATCAAGAACCAGTGTTTATCGACAATAATTCATATCAAAGGTGTTCGTATGACAAATACAAGTTTTCAATTAGAATTGGAAAATAAGCAAATTCTTATAATAGAAAAAGATAGTGCATTCAATACTTGTCTTTTAGAAAGATCTATTGATCGAGTTCAAGAAAATACACAAACAACGTATGTAGTTTCAGAGTCTGATGTAGTTCCATGTTTGGAATATACACAGAAACAAGAAATTAACGAAGAAAAAACAAAATCTAATGAACATCATGAATCTCAAAATCAAGGAGAAATTTGCGAATTCTCAATAAATTTGGATAAAATTCCTATGGATGATACAATAACGATCAAAAATACAAGACAAATTTATAGAAAGCAATATGAAAACGCCAAATTAAAGGCAATAGAATCACGAAAAGAAGCTATTCGATCGTATATTGAAATCCAGAAATTAAAAGAAAAGTATATGATCAGTTCATCGGATGACTCAGAAGAAAGTTCAGATGACGATGTAATTTTTGAACAAGAATTATTGCAATCATAAAAAAATATTATCCTTTGAAGTATATATAGAGGATGAAGTTAGAAAAACTTTTTCGAAAATATAATACACATTTATTTTTAGCATCTATAGTTTTGTTATTATTGGCTGTTTATGTCTATTCGAATAATAAATCCAAAACACAAGAAAAGCATTCTGCTTACAATCCTAGTTTACATCCGTCCCCTGTTGGAGATACTACTACATTGTCTCCAGATGATGACGGATCTGGATATGCTTCTGTGAATGATGTTGCAAGTACTGCATTACCTCAAAGCAGTTCTCCTAATATTGATCCTGCTGAATTATTACCTAAAGACACAAACAAAGAATGGAATGCTTTAAATCCTTCTACAAACAGTACTGTTGGCGATGTCAATATGTTGACACCTGGTCCTACTAATTTCATGACAATGAGCAAACCTCTTCGAAATGCCAATCTTCAATTACGATCAGATCCTCCAGTACCCCAAGTTCCAGTAAGTCCATGGAACAATACAACAATTGGACCTGATGAAACACGAGTATCATTTGAAATCAATTGCAAGTAATTCAATTTGGATTGAAGTTAAATGATATATTTATATATTTCGGATTGTATAATATATAAATATATTGTATGAATCGAGAGACTTTATTCACGTATGTATTGGCTATATTTGTCATTCTAGTGGCTTCAAAAATGTTTTTAGACTCAGAAGCATTTAATCTTAAATGTGTTGTTTCTCATGCAAATGGAAACACGTATTGTGTTCGAGAAAGAGAAAAAATACACGAAGTAGTTGAATTACTAGCCAAAACATCAGACAAAATGGAGCAACTTATACACAAGTTACGAGAAAAATATCCAGAAAGAAGTAATGTTAAACGACTAGTAGAAAAATGCAATCCTAAAAAAATAATGGAAACTCTTCCTACAAGTAAATATACTGCATACAGTGAAAATAAAGGAGAGAAGATGGCGTTTTGTGTGACTACACAAAAAGAGAATTCTACATTGATTGATGAAAACACCTTATTTTTTGTAGCAATGCATGAAATGGCACATGTATGTACTGTATCAATCGGTCACAATGAAGATTTTTGGAATAATTTCAGGTTCTTGATTTTCAATGCAAAAGAATTTAACATTTATCATCCAGAAGATTACCGAAAAAACCCAAAACCATATTGTGGTATGAAAATATCAGATAATCCTTATTATGACATGTAATTTGTTTGGCTAAGTGTTTTAAATCCTTATGTGATTATATAAAACGATGAGCGTAGAGTATATTGTTGAAAATTATATATATTTTATATGTTTATTAATTTCTGTTATTATAATTGCATTCAAATCCAAACATCCTTTCTTGTATCATTATTCATTGCCTGTTTTTAAGAATTACAATATTATATACTATTTTCAAAAACCACATATTGTACAGAATAATTTTGATACAAATTCAAAATATTATGATTCAGTATATACACACACACTACCTATCAAGAATGTACATGAAAATTATGTGATTCAGTCACATTTAAAACAACATAGTACAATGCTTCGTTTATCGTTTCTCTCAAATCATCAAAAAACATTGTTTTCTTATACACCGTCGACAAAATATTTACAAACATTACATAGTAATACATCATCTTATATATCTTTTTATACTAAAAACAATGAAATGATAGGTAGGATTCTAAGTCGTGAACTTATTTTGCATATTTTTAGGAAAACCCAAAAACAGTACGAAAGTCATAAAATTCAAATGAACGATTTTTTGTGCATAAAAGAAAAAGAACGCAAGCAAAACATTGTTCCAAAATTAATTTATTCACATGTAACAAACATATGCAACGAACAAAGAAACAATTATAGTTTATATGCATCTGAAAATAAAATATTCATTGCAAAATATGAAAATGTGAAGCTACCACTAGTTCCATTGGTATCATACACTAGTTTTGTCTATTCTACAATCAAAATGAAGTTTGAAGTACCTCCAGAAAATTTTATACACCCAGCAAAAATAACACGGATACATAGTGATAATTTACAATTGTTTGTGAGTTTTTTTGAAAATGTTAAAAAGACGAAAACATTAGACTTCATATTATGTGTTTCATTACAAATGTTGAAAACTCTCATTGACGCTAATGTTATGTATATTTATATACTTCATCATCAGAATGAAGTTTTTGCAGCTTATCTGTTTCATGATACGAAATTTAAATATAATAATTTAAACATGATTGAATGTGTTTCTAGCATAAAAGGGGATCAATGTGATCATAAATTATTTTACCATGTTTTTTATCATGTAATTCAGAAATTGAAAACCCTAAATTTTTATAGCCTTTCTTTGGAATGTGTCATGGATAATATTGTATTGCAAAATATGCTTGAAAATGATATCAAACCATTGTACTCAATTCCAATGTACTTACATGCTATCAATTACATTCAAACTTCTTTGAATCCTAGTAAGTGTCTATGCGTATATTAATATTTTTCAACGAGTATAACGGCCAACTTTTGCAAAAGAATCGATTGTGAATATAATAAATACACCTAGAAAGCAATACAGAATAATTTCTTCCAATACATGGTCCGTTTTTTGTGTCTGTTGTTCTTCTAATAAATGAATCATGTAGTTCAATCGTGTTAGTAATTCGTCTGGTTTTTTAAATGAATCTTCTGTTATCGTGTTATAATTATGTTGATATTGTTCATTATATTTGGAATATAAATCATGTTCTGTTTGTGATAATGGAGAATGTACATCATTTTCAACATCATCAATTTCATTAGAATCATCGTTGTTATTTTCTCGTTCTGGGTCAGGATGAGTCATATCATTTTGCATGGATTGAATTGTATGTTGAGTTATTTTATTGGTATTGGATATATTTGTTTCGTATACAGGTTTAAAGTCACTTGATAAATCTTGAATCGACGAAAATCCAAGTGAAGAAGCCATATAGAAATTATTGTTATAAAACATATAGATAATTTATTGACGAGTTTACAAAAAAAAAAATAATGCACAAAAATATAGATGCCCAAATCCAAATCTTTTGAAATTAGAAAATATTCAGAAATTATTCTATTTTGTATTTTACTTATTTCAGTGTTACTTCCAAGAGAATATAAGTCCGTATTTTCTGGATCATTAGGTAAAGTTATAATTCTAGGTAGTGTTGTTGGAATTGCTTACACAAGTAACATGCTAAGTACATTATTATCTAGTTTCATTGCAATTGTTTTGATGGATAATGTTGTAGAAGGACATGAAGTATTATATGAAAATAATGGAGAAGAAAATAATGAAGAAGAAAAGGAGGACAGCGATGAAAATATCAATAAAGAAAGCGATGTTGTAGACGAAAAAAATGATACTGAAAACAATGACATGAATGAATTAGATTAAAATTACAAAGAATCAACACGTAATTTCTTGATATTAAGTATTTAAACAATTATTATGAAAAACTTGTATATATATTTCATGTTTACTATATTGTATATAAATTTAGATCGGTCTGAATCTAGAAGACAAAAAATAGAAAATCAACTACAGGCATTTGATGAAATAAAATATGAAAGAATTTCCGCTGTAGATGGAAGTAAACAAGGAGAAATTGAAAGTGTAATGAAAATACCAATTACTAATACAACAAAAAATAGAAACGCTCTTGGATGCACTGCGTCTCATTTAAAAGCTATAAAGCATGCTTACGAATCAAAACTGAACGAAGTTATCATTTTAGAAGACGACGTGGATATTACGATTTTAAAAAAAACAATACACAAATTTAAAGAATTGTGGGGATTCATGAAATTTCACACCGAAATATTACAGATTCACACACATGGATCTACGGTTGTTCCTGGATTATATAAACCTAACATGAAGAACAACTATTTTGATTTTATTACAAAAACAAAACACAATATTAATCTAGGTTTATGGGGGACAACTGGATATATCATTAATCGTATTGGTATGGAAAAGATAATGAAATTATACGATGAACAACATAATCTATTTACCTTTGATAATTATAAACAATATAAACCTATTGCAGACCTAATTCTTTATATAATATGTACAACAAAAGTAGTGAATGTACCATTTATTAATACAACCGATCCAGGTATACATGAAAGTACAATACAAACAAAACAGCATGTAGAAATGAATCAGTTAAGTACATATATGTTTATACGACAATATGAAAGTAAGATTATTAAATCTATCATGGCTAAGAAATGTTTACCAGCTAATTTTCTTCATTAAAATCTAAATCATATATAAATGAGCCATCACATAAAACATGGTCTAAAACAA